TCCACCGCCGCCGCCACCGCCGCCGCCTCCAGCACCGATAATGATAGCAGAAGGTGTTCCAACAGCAGATGCACCACCTCCACCGCCGCCAGCGCCACCACCTGTACTATTACCACCGCGACCACCAGTAGCAAAACCTACACCACCAGAACCACCCGAGCGGTTGCCGCCAGCATTACCACCACCGCCAACATATACTCTCAAAGTACCATTGTTGCCAGGGTTAATGTTAGCAGTAACTCTCTTACCACCAATACCATTTCCAGGATACCAATTGCCGCCATCTCCACGACCACCAGTTCCACCACTTCCACCTTTAACTTCTGCTTGAAGTTGATCTAGTGGCCAATCATTCGGGATATTATATGACTGATAACTGGAAGATGGTGATGTGAATGACTGCGTTACATCATTACTTCCAGTAAATAATGTTCTAGCGCCATCTCCGCCTGCACCACCAATGTAGGAAGAAGCACCACCAGTACCACCCTGAGATGAACTTCCACCAGTACCTGCTTGTCCAGCATAATATGAAACTAGTGTGTATTCAACACCGCCTGTAAGTGCATTTGTTGTGCCAGGAGTAATTGTAGAAAGACTAACAGTTTGTACTGTGGTTCCACCTTGCTTAACATAGATGAAACCTGCTCCACCTCCACCACCATTACCACCAGAATCTCCTCTAGTTCCACCACTACCACCAGTTGCTCTCACTTCATAAGTGTATCCACTAGCACTAAATGTGTAAGTTGTATTTTCTCCACCACCAGGAGCAGAATCAGTAGTAGCACCATAACCACCAGAACCACCAAGAGTTACCGCAATAGATGTTAGTGGGAGTTCATCTGCTGTAGGTGCAGGAACAGAATATGTACCAGCAGTTGTTTGATTTTGTTTTTCAACAGTTGTTGAGAACGTATCACCAGGAATAATAACTGGTTTGCCACCAATCACATAGTTGTCATCAATATCATATGCAGTTGGAGTTGGTGTAATAATCGTTGTAATAAGTTCCGATGGGAAATTACCAGCAGCTGCGTAGTGTGTTTCAATAGTAATTGAAGCAGAGTTGCCATTTGTAGAGAACTGCAACTCTTGTAGACGAAGAGCAGCATATCTACTCTTTGCTAATTTAATTGTATCGTTATCAACTTTAATTACAAACCACTCAGTATTTGCGGCGAATGAAGTAGCTACACCATCTACATTAACTGTAGCAATTGTAGATTGTGGATTATCTAAAACTCTAATTTTATATCCAGTCTGTAGTTCATGATCGGGAATAGTAATAGTTGTTGAACTTCCACTAGAGACAATTGCTGTTGAATTAAAAGTTTTGGTTATAACTTCACCAATTCCACTAACATTACCATATGTTGATGCGTTAGGATCTGGGATAACATAATCTACAATACCATGAGTGTGGAACAAAGGAACACCACCAGATGGCAAGAAGAAGTTAACCTGTCCATTACCATTCTTAAATCCAGCAGAGTGATCATCAGCAAAGAATCCAGCACCCTCAAATGCACCTGCTTCTGGTGCTTCTGATGTAAGAATAGCATGTTCGTGTTCTGGAACTGCAGAAATTAATTTTTCCTGCAAAGGTCCAATCTTAATGGTAACATCACCAGTCAAAGTACCACTAACAAAATCGGTCACATTATCATATCCACTGATAACAATATTACCAATGTCATATAATGCTTCCTGATCATTTTTAGAGAAGAACCATTTACCACCAGTAGCACCAACTGTGGAGATGACATTACCCGATACAGGAGATCCTCCACCAGAAACACCACCACCTGCTCCAACTAGTTTTCTAGTTTTATAGTCAGGAACTTTAAATGTTACTGCACTGGTCTGACCAAAATCAGATGGATTATATGTTCCTCCAGTGCCACCATAATCATTACTCAGAATCTCATACAACAATGGATAGTCCTGTGCATTATATTCACCGCCATCACAATATAAGAATCCAGGATATTGTTCTTCTGGATTATCTCCAGTATCACTAATAGTAGAAACAATTTCTACTCTAGCAAGACCATCACTTCCAGGTTGCAGAATATAGACTACATCACCGTCTTCGTATCCATATCCAGGACTTTTAATTGTAGCAAAATTAACAGAACTATCTAAGTTTGCAGCGACACCAACTCTCAATCCAAAACCAGTTGTTGATGCAAGTTTAAATGTTCCTGCAGATCCCAGATCAGTGACATTATAATACTTACCAGCAAGGATGTCAGCATTACTTCTACCAATTCTAAAAGTGCTGGCATCTACATATTGAACATAAAAAGTAAATCCACGCTCAAACTGCACACCACCATCACCACCAGGAGATAATTGTGCTGTAGCTGCTGCACCAGCACCACCGCCACCACCAGTAAAAGAAACCTGAGGGAACTGATAACCTTCACCGCCATTCAATACGTTGATTTGAGTGACGGATCCATTGTTAATTACAACAGAGAAAGATCCAGCGGATACAGGTCCACTACCATTATCAGTAACTTGAATATTTGGAGGAGTTGTGTATCCAGATCCACCATTGGTTACAGTAAAACTTTGAATAGAACCACCAAGTTTAGCAATGTTTGGTGCTTGTTCTGCTTCTACTACCGTAATCTTATCACCATCAATGAATGGATGATTGGGATAATTGATCTCATCATTTCCGACAGATAAATTTCCTGGTTGAATAGTTAACTCAACTGGACCTGTTGGATATCCAGAAGTTGTTCCAAGATCAGTAAAATACCCGCTTCCCCCACCAGCACCAGCGACAACTGATCCAAGTTGAGTTACGACGCCATTATCTGCAACTTTATCGTCATCTGCTTTGAAGATTGGAACAATAGATCCAATCGGCATAGTAGATGCGCCAAAAGTTACTTTATCTGTTAGATAATTAGAGCGGATATTTCTGGACATACTAGATCTTGATTAGATAGTCAACCATAATGAAGGGAGCGATTAGATTGTCAATCTTTGTATCTGTTTCTGTACGAATATTTACAGACGCTTCCATGCCCTCTGTACTAACAAAGAACTCACTAGTATTTAACGTATAATTCGTCTCAGAAATTTCGTATGAGATATTATGTGTGTGCTGAGTTGGATCATCTTCATAATCAAATGCTTCTGTCGTCACAACAGTGTTTGAAATCTGAGGGAATGCTGGTTGAGTGCCATCAACAGAAGTATCAAATGGAAGTACGTTTGCTAGTGATTGATTGTGTGAATATCCATTATCACCAGAAAGGGGAACGTTATCACTACCAACACCATCTGCTCCTTCAACATAGTTTGGACCAACAGTGTAGCTTGATGATGCACATCCCATTTCAAATTGTCCGATTAGAACAACGTTAACATAACATGGACCTTCTGGAGTAGTATCAACAGAATAACTCTTACCAGAAGGAACTAAGCAACTAGTGTCAAATCCAGAGCAACTTCCTTTACAAATACCATAATATTCAAATGTTGTTCCAGTACCACCAGATGTATATGATCCACTATTCCAAACTTCAGATTGTGCGTAGAACTTACATGCTGGTTGCTCATCTGTAGCATCAAACCAGTTTCCAACACCGATAGTAGATGCGTTAGTATAGTAGTTCAATTCAAACACATCACTACCAGATCTTCTCTTAATTCTACATCTATAAGTTGTAGTGTAGTGTGCGTGGGGTTGAAATGCTGTCGCTGGTACGATTTCTTCGTCTGGGTTTCTTGGTCTAGTAAATGCAACATTACCCCTAAGATCTTCAGATAGTGCTGGAACTCTAAACTGTCCAAAGAGATCAACAACAGCAGTAGATCCAACGTTAGATGATACCTGAACACCAACACCAGACTTCTCAACTGTTAATCCAGTCGCACTAATAACTGTATTATCATTAATAACACCTTGGTCAGATGCACTAGATGCTCGGATAAACTTAGATCTTAAATCTGGAACTTGAAACTGATCAGCATTCAGTGTAACATCAGGTTGTTTAAACACACAAGCATCACCAAGTCCCAAGATCTGTGCAAGTGCTGGATATGTATTTTCATTATACACACTACCATCACATCTAATGTATCCTGCAGGCAATAAATTTAATCCAACGCCAATTGCAGGATCATTAATATCAAGTTCTTTGGGGAACGCAATAATAGTTCCCGTTGTTGTTCCGACCTTTGCTCTTTCTTGGTTTAAAAATGCTGCCATTTTAGTATGCCCTAATGATCATGATGATCGTTTGTGATGGAGTATTGTTGTCCATAACAATATTTAATGCCTTTTCAATGTCAGACACATTAACTGTGTATGACTGAATGTTATTGATAGCAAGGTTTTGTGGTGCTCTCAATCCACTCTTGTTCATTGTAATGTCAAAACTGAAGTGGTTGTGGTTAGCGAGATTTGCTTCGGTAAAGTTTTCAGCAGCATGACTTAAGTTTGTTGGATATGTTGTTGTATCATCTCCACCAATATAGTTTGGTCTTCCAAGCAAACTTTGAATTGGAACAGGGAATACTCCAGTGTGTGCTACTTCTTGGTGATTGTAGTTGTATGTGTCAGAGAAACCACTAGAATATGCACCAGAAGGAGGAATATTTCTGGTTAGTCCAACATTGGGAATTGTTTGTTGTGTAAAAGTTTTTGTACTATCAGTAAGAACAAGAGTGTTCTCATCATAATAAGTAATAGATCCAAATCCATTAGTCCAAACGTCAGGACCATCAGATGATGTAACACCTGTTAGGTTTGCCGATTCATAGTTTGGAGAACCAGATGTCTGGAATGTTGGTGCTTCAAATACCTGCACATACTTACCAGAAGGAACGGCAGTAGTATACTGTCCACTATGTTTGTGTCCTGGTGTATGGTCAATACCAAGTTTTCTACCAATAGTATAATATGTCTTAGACCATGTGGGGTCATTCAACGTAAATTCTTGAATCCTACCTGCCATGTTGTCCAGAGGATCCATTTCAAATAGCAAATCAGTATCAGCACTGTAGATAGCAGGTGGCGTGACACCAGTTCCATCTTCAGAAATAAGATCACCAATTACTTGCTCAGCATCAGGTTGATTATATTGATATTTTTCTTGTAAGAGATATTCTCTCTCAAGGTCAATCATAGCACGACCGTTTAGATTAGGAACTCTAAACAAATCAGCATCATCAAAATCAGGAAAGTTTCCTTGAATTGACTCATCAGTGGGACCATAAGTATTTCCCAAATGTGCTGCCAACAAAGGATAATCCTGTGCTGGATATGAAGTTCCATCACATGGAATCCACCCGTGAGGGATACCATCAGGATTAGCTCCCGTTCTTGAAGAGCTACCCGACCACGGCATGATAGTGCCGATGGGGGCGCTCTTCATTGTCTTTAGTCTGTTGTAGAATGCCATCAGAGTTCAGTTAACCACCAACCTTGGTA